TATATACGACTGGTACAGAACTTAAAAGACATAGTGACAGACCAAGTTGTGAAATCTCAACAACTCTTTGTTTAGGTTATGATGTATCAAACGTTGACAAAAATACATATCCTGATTGGGATTGGCCTATGTTTGTAAAAGAACCTAATGGAAAAGAAATTCCTGTTCATATGAAACCAGGCGATATGATTATCTATCGTGGTTGTGAATTAGAACATTGGAGAGAACCATATTGGGGTAAAAACCACGCTCAAGTCTTTTTACATTATAATGAAAAGGGTGGTCAATATGATATTCCAAATGATGGTAGACCATTACTTGGAATGCCAGGAACATTTAGAGATGAAAAAACAGTTGAAAAAAACGACAATCCAAATATAACAGAAAATAAGGTAGTAAATACATCTAAAAAAGTTATCTACTAAATTATATTAAATTATGTCAGGTGAAAAAATACAACAATATTGGGACGTAAAAGTAATTAAAGATAATCCTGTTTTTCCATTTATAGTAATTGATAATTGGTATACTCCAGGTGAAGAAAAAGCCGTTTGGAAAGAATTAGACTTTTTTAGTGCAACTCCTAAAGAAAATATTGATCGTGCTGAAAATACAGTTGTTGCTCGTGATGAATATGGTAATTCTTTAAGTAAAGCATATAGATTTTATATACAAAATTTTTATCAAAATAATAATTTATCACCTATATTAAACTGTATGTATAAACAACGATCATCAGAATTTCACAATTTTATTAACGAGTGTAAACCACATAGCCGATCTTTTTTATCTACAAATAGAGATTCTACTTTAATTTCATATTATGAAGAAAACGATCATTATAAATCTCACCACGATACTTTTCAATGGACTTGTTTAATATGGATGGTTAGAGAACCAAAACTATTTGATGGTGGTGACTTTAAATTAGATGAACCTGATATAGAAATAAAATTAAAAAATAATAGAGCTGTCTTTTTTCCTTGTTGTTACTCTCATAGTGTATCGCCATTAAAATTTCACACACAACCTAAAGAAATAGGATACGGAAGATATACTATAACACATTTTTATTTTTCAGTACCTGACGGTGACAAATATGCCTGAATTTAAAACACATAATTTATGGCCAATACCAGTTTATGAAGCAGAGATACCTGTCAAACAGGAATGGAAAGACGCTGTTGTTAATTTAGAATATGAGAGAACCCATATTAACAACAGCGACATTTCAAAAGATCGTTACATCTTAAACAATATACCTGATCTAAAAAGTGATATAGAAAGTCATTGTGAGTTATTTGTAAGAAAATATTTAACTGTCAAAGATAACGCAAAATTTTATTTACAAAACTCTTGGTGTAATATACACGGACCAAATGAAAATTCACAAATACATTATCACGCAAGTTCTTTATTAAGTGGAGTTTATTATCCGATACTTCCAAAAGACTCTGGTAATATAGCGTTTCATAGAGGAAGTATATATACTAATATATTTCATCAGTCTATACGATTTGAATATAAAGAAAACAATAACTTGACTGCTGAAAAATATGTTTTAAATTTAAATGAAGGAACAATAATTATATTTCCATCTCATTTAGATCATAGCGTGGAAAGAAATAGTAGTAATGAAAAACGATACTCGATTGCTTTTAACTTTTATGTTAGAGGTAAATTTGGTAGAGAAGAATACGAACTGGAGATAAAATAATGAGTGAAGAAAAAAAATTTGAAGTTGATTATAGTAATCTAAAATGTTTAGATGTAAAAAAGACAAAAGGTAAATTTAAAACATTTACAAACGGAAGTGTAATTCAAGGATCAGAGTTTCAACCATATCTTGGAAAACCATTGACAATAAATATAGAAAAAATACTTTCTGTATATCCAAGTGAAGATGAAATAGGAACGTCTATTCACGCAGAACATAATCAAAGTACGTGGAAAGTATTAGAAGACTTTGATACAGTTATTAAAAGGGTAAATGAATAATGATTAAATCAGAATATTTTGCATCGCCAGTTTATATAGAAGAAAAGCCTGAATGGGTAAATAAGTTGGATAATCTATCTAATCCTTATATTAAACAAGCAAGAGATGATCAGAAAGAAAATAATCAAAAAAGACTAGAACACGGTTATAAAAATGATATTGGTATGACTTATCATAGTGGTCCACTAGAACCTGATGAGAACTTTAGATTTTTCCACGACTATGTTGCACAAAAATCTCGTTGGTGTTTAGATGATATGGGTTATGATATGAGTCATTATAGTTTAGTTTATACAGAAAGTTGGGTACAAGAGTTTTCATTTAATGGCGCAGGACACCACTGGTTTCACACACATTGTAATAATCATATTTCAGGTTTTTATTTTTTAAAGTGTAGTGATAAAACATCAAGGCCTTTCTTTCAGGATCCACGTGTAGCTCACGTACCACTTAAATTAAAAGAAAAAGACTCTACTAAAATATCTAACGTAAATGATTTAGTTAACTTTAATGTTAAACCAGGAACACTTATGTTGTTTCCAGCGTATATGTCACATGCATATCAAGTAGATCACGGTATTGAACCGTTTAGATTTATACACATTAATATAAGAGCAGTAGAAAAAGATATTTTATCATCTTTTAGTATGAACTCATCAAATTTTTCTAATAAATAGTAGAAAGGAATATTATGGCAGATAATCAACAACCACAAGACATAGTAACAATTGACGGTAAAGAATACGAATTAAGTAAACTACCGTTAGAAGTAAGAAACACTATTGTTGCTAGACAAGAAATACAAAGGTCTAAAATTAGACACGACATTGAACTTGAAAAAATCGAAGTATTAACAAATTACTATAATCAAAAGATTAAAGAAGGATTAGATAAAGTCAATGGCGGCGAGAGCAAATCTTAGGATAGATCAAGGTGCAACTTTTTCATCTGACGTAACTGTCACAGATAGTGACAATACAGCATTTGATTTAACAGGTTACACTGCATCAGCGAAACTATCAACTGGTTACGCTTCAACTCGAACAAGAGTTAACTTTACTACATCTATTGCGTCAGATCCAACAACTGGCGTAATTACATTATCTTTAACGGCAGATCAAACTAGTGCTTTAGAGGCGCCAGCGAGATACGTATATGACGTTGAGATATTAAGAACATCTGACAGTACAATAACAAGAGTTATTGAAGGAATTATTACTGTTAGCCCGTCAGTTACTATATAATCTTTAATAAATAGTTATTATAAATATACTTTAAAAGAGAGAGTTTTAATGGCTGTTATACGAGCAAAAATCAATTCAAATACATCTGCGGGACCTCAACAGGTTGCTGTTCAGGTACCTAGTGTATCAGCGTCTAACTCTTTTAAATCTTTAAGTGATGTGAATGCGTCTAATCTAACAGATGGCGCTCTAATTCAATACGATGCTTCAACACAAAAATTTACAACAAGAAACGAATTATCTACCACAACTGGAACTATAAAGTTTAATGGTGGTAACTTTTAGGAGAATTTAAATGGCAACAGTAATTCAGATTAAACGTAGTACAGGGACTACCGCCCCAGCCGAACTAGCCCAAGGTGAGTTGGCCTATACATATGGCACGGGTACACAAGGCAATAACGGTGATAGGCTCTTTATAGGAACAGGCACCGAAACAGATGGTGTTGCTGCTAATATTGATGTTATTGGTGGTAAATATTTTACTCAATTAACAGATCACGCTTTAGGTACTTTAACAGCATCATCAGCTTTACTAGTAGACAGTAATAAAGCAATTAATGAAATCTTTATTGGTAATTCATCAACAGTTGGTGGTACTTTAAAATTAAACGAAGGTACTAACAACGGAACAAATTTCATTGGACTTAAAGCTCCAAATTCTGTCACAACTACTACCACTTTCACGTTGCCAGATGGTGATGGTACAAATGGACAGATTTTAACAACTGACGGTTCAGGTAATTTAAGTTTTAGTAACCCAGCTGCTAGTTCATTTACACTTGCCGCAGATAGTGGTTCAAACGATACTTTTAATACGAGTGAAACATTAACATTTACTGGTGGTGAAGGTATTGATACGGCAGTTTCTGATAATACAATTACAATCTCTGCTGAAGACGCATCTGATACTAACAAAGGTATCGCTTCATTTGACGTTACTGACTTTACAGTATCTTCTGGTGATGTAACTTTAAATGCTGAAAGAATACAAGACATCGCTGGTGCGATGTTCAGTTCTAATACTGAAACACTTATCACAGCGACATACCAAGACGCTGACGGTACAATTGATTTAGTTGTTGACAATGATTTAGCAAATTACGATAATACTAATTCAGGGTTTATAACTGCTTCAAGTACAGATACTTTAACTAACAAAACTTTTGACGCAAATGGTACAGGTAACTCAATATCAAACATTGAAGTTGCTGATTTAGCATCAGGTGTATTAGATACAGATTTAAGTTCTGTATCAGCAAGTGATGATACACTTGCATCTGCGAAAGCGATTAAAGCATATGTAGATAGTCAAGTCACAGCACAAGATTTAGATTTTCAAGGTGATACAGGTGGTGCACTATCAATTGATTTAGATAGTGAATCATTAACAATCGCTGGAGGAACTGGTATTGACACTTCAGGTTCTGGAAATACTTTAACTGTTGCTATTGATAGTTCTGTAACAACAAATACAGGTAGTCAAACACTTACAAATAAAGTTATTAATACTGCTTCTAACACAATCACAGTTGTAGAGGCAGATATTTCTGACTTACAATCATACATACTTGCTGATAGTTCTGATACATTACAAAACAAAGATATTAATTTAGCAAATAACACTTTAACAGGTACAACTGCTGAATTTAACACTGCATTATCAGATGGTTCTTTCGCAACATTAGCAGGTACAGAAACATTATCTAATAAAACACTAACAGCACCTAAATTTGCTGATGGTGGTTTTATTGCTGACGCTAATGGTAATGAGTTAATTCTTTTACAAACAACTACAAGTGCTGTAAATGAATTAGAAATTACTAACGCAGCAACTGGAAACGCTGTTCAAATAGCAACTTCTGGTGGCGATACAAACATTGATCTTAAATTAAGTCCTAAAGGTTCAGGTGTTGTTGATGTTGATTCAAGTAGAATTACAAACGTAACTGATCCATCAGGCGCACAAGATGCCGCTACTAAAGCGTATGTTGATAGTGTCGCAAATGGTTTAGATGTAAAAGATAGTGTTAGAGTTGCGACAACTGCTGCTCTTGCTACTTCTACATACGACAATGGCGCTGGAACAATTACTGCTGATGCGAATGCTGCTCTTGTAATTGACGGTGTAACATTATCTACAAATGATAGAGTTTTAGTTAAAAATCAAGCAAGTGCTGTTCAAAACGGTGTTTATAAAGTAACTAATACAGGATCAGGTGCCGCTGCTTGGGTGTTAACAAGAACACCAGACGCAGATCAGGCTTCTGAAATTACAGGTGGTGCTTTTGTATTTGTTGAAGAAGGTACTGCAAATGCTGATAACGGTTATGTATTTACACACAACGGTACACCAACATTAGGTACTGATGATATTACAGTTGCTCAATTCTCAGGCGCAGGTCAAATCTCTGCTGGAGATGCGATAACAAAAACTGGTAATACTTTAGATGTTGCTGTTGATGATACTACTATTGAAGTATCAGGTGACGCTTTACAAGTTAAAGCTTCTGGTATTGGTACAAATCAACTTGCGAACACAGCGGTTACTGAAGGTAAGATTGCAAACAACGCAGTTACAGTTGACAAGTTAGCAACTACTTTAGATTTATCATCTAATACAATTACATTACCAAGTGAGTTTGTAACTACTACAGGTTCTCAAACATTAACAAACAAAACTATTAACGCTTCACAATTAGTTGATGGTTCAGTTTCTAATGCGAAGTTAACAAATAGTACGATTACAATTAGAGATGAAAGTTCTACTGAAGACGCAATTAGTCTTGGTGAAACTTTGATTGTAACAGGTGGTACAGGAATTGATACGTCAATCTCTACTAATACTTTAACAATATCTGCTGAATTGGCAACTTCATCTAACGCTGGTGTTGCTACTTTCAATACTGATAACTTTACAGTATCTAGTGGTGATGTTACAGTTACAGCGATTGATGGTGGAACATTTTAATTATTAATTTAGGAGATTAATAAGTGGCAACAGTTATAAAACTTAAAAGGTCTACTACAGCATCCGCTGTTCCGACTACAAGTGAT